ACAATAATATGAATCCAATCAAAACACCACAAGAAATGATCTACGAAGAAGCAGGCGTTCCTCACATGGCTGGTGGCGGTGCATTGGAAGAGGTTGCGGTTAAGCTCGCCCCTGGTGCGGAGCAATTGTTTAAAAAGCTATCTAAAAAATTATCAACAGTTTTAGGGCGCTCCCCCACAACTGAAGAGTTATCACAACTCCAGCAAGAAGTTCATGGCCTTTCTGCGCCATCTTCCACTATGGAAGGAGCTAACTTAGCCCGTGTAGCAAAACAAGAACCATATGCCAACATGCTGGTAGACCAAGAAGGTCGAGTGTACAAACCCGGCGTAGACCAATCTGGTAGGATGACAAATCCAACTCCAGGTCAGCGCGAGTATCTGCCGTATGAAACTGCATTTGATACACGCGACGAATTTCAAACACACGGTTTAACTGGCAGAACAAATGCAGGTACAAGGCTTGCTGAATCAGCAGAAATCCCACAAGAAGCCAGTTTAACAGGATCAGAGCAATCCGTACCAACCATTCAAGAAATGGCAGATCACTTATCCGCTTTAGGTGTTCCCCATGATTACACAGGCATGGGTCCTGCAGTTTACGGTGACCGTCCTTCTTTTAGCGCCGGTACTTTAACCAAAGACCAAAAAGCTGAATTAGAAGCTTGGCGAGATCAAGCTCGTAACGCTGGAATTCCTGAATCGGCAATTACTTCTAAACCATCCCAACTTGGTCGTCAATTCCAGTACCTTAAAGAACAGCAAGATCTAGGACCAGCGGGCCCAGAAGCCTCTATGGGCGGTTATGCTGATGGCGGAACAGTAGAAGAAGGCTTAAATGAAGTTGGTTTTTTACCACGCCTAAAAGGTGCAGCCGGTAAATTTTTAGGACACGGATTAAATATTGGGCTAGGCGCAATGTCAATCCCTGAAATAAAACGAGCCCTTCAAGCATCAGAATATGGAAAAGCTGCAGGTCAAACATTAGACGCTGGAGCCGCATTTTTATCAGCGTTACCATTCGGTATTTATGAAGGTGGCAAACAAGCTTCTGAAATAGCGACAAACAATTTAGCTAACCGCCCACAGTTTAGTCAACAAATGACTGACACAACTTCCACTGATTTGGGCGGCGCATTAGGCGGTGATTATTCTCTAGCCAATGCAATTCTTAACGCACGAAATAAACAATAATGGCAATTTCCAAACTACCAATTCAGCAAGGTGCAAACCTAGCCTCCCTAGATCGCGATGAAGAGATTCAAGATGATGATCAACATGACGACGATATTGAGGCGTTAGAGGAAGAGCTTGGTTTAGATCCAGGCGATTCTGAGGGCGAAGTTATTGAGCTTGAAGATGGTAGCGTTATTGTCAACTATGAAAAGACAGACGGCCCACTAGAAAAGCCAGAATTTTACGCTAACTTGGCCGATGTATTTGATGAAAGCACTTTGCTTGCTCTCTCCAATGAATACTTGGATTACATTGAAGTTGACCGTGAGGCTCGTAAAGAGCGCGATAAACAACAAGAAGAAGGATTACGTCGTACTGGTCTAGGACATGATGCTCCTGGCGGCGCAGTATTTGATGGCGCTTCTAAAGTTGTTCACCCAGCAATGGCTGAAGCTTGTGTAGACTTTGCCGCATCCGTAACAAAAGAACTACTACCACCAGAAGGTGTTGTTAAATCTGATATCAAAGGTAAGGTAGACCAACAGGCTCAAGACGCAGCAGATCGTAAAGTCACCTTTATGAACTGGCAGCTCACAGAACAGATCCCTGAGTTCCGTGACGAGTCTGAGATTATGTTCACCCAACTTCCATTAGGTGGCTCTCAGTTTGTTAAGTGGCGCTATGATAGTGAACAACGTCGTCCAATGTACGAATGGGTGCCAATTGACGCGATCTTATTGCCATACGCTTCCACTAATTTCTACACAGCCCAGCGTGTCACCGAAGTCCAGGATATTACTGAAGATGAATACCAACAACGCATAGAAAAGGGAATCTACCGCGATTTAGAAAACGCATACGTTTCTGATATTGATAGCGATGAACAAACTCGTTCGCAGCAAGCAAACGACAAGATTGAAGGTAAAGACTACCCATCTAAAAACGTTGATGAAGTTCGTCGAATCTATGAAATTACCTGTTTCATGCGATTGGATGATGACGATGAGACTGAAGGTCGTAGAGCACCGTACATTTTAACAATTGACGAAACTAGCGGCAGCGTACTATCACTGTATCGTAACTGGGCATACGGCGATGAAAAGCTTGAAAAACTCGATTGGTATGTTGAGTATAAATTCATTCCTTGGCGAGGTGCTTATGCTATTGGCCTTCCCCAGCTTATTGGTGGTCTGTCTGCTGCTCTTACTGGCGCTCTCCGCGCTCTCATGGACGCAGCTCATATTAACAACAGTCAAACAATGCTTAAGCTCAAGAGTGGACGCATTGGTGGACAAAGTGATAGGATCGAGCCCACACAAGTTGTAGAAGTTGAAGGCGCGCCAGGCGTTGATGACGTTCGCAAAATTGCGATGCCAATGCCATTTAACCCACCTTCACCTGTTTTATTCCAACTGCTTGGTTGGCTAACAGAGGCAACCAAAGGTGTAGTTACTACAGCAGAAGAAAAGATTTCTGATGTTAACTCCAACACACCAGTTGGAACAACTCAAGCTCTGATTGAACAGGGCGCTAAGGTTTTCTCTAGCATCCACGCTCGTTTACATCGCAGCCAAGCTAAGTCATTTAAAATCCTTTCCCGTATCAATAACTGGTACTTGGAAGAGATGGACAACGAGTCCGGCGTAGAAATTGAAGTTCGAGATTTTGCGGACAACACCGATATCCGTCCAATTTCTGACCCTAACATTTTCTCTGAAACGCAGCGTATTGCCCAAACGCAAGCTACATTACAGATGGCCACTTCAGCGCCCCCTGGAATGTTTGATTTGCGCGCGGTATATGCAAGATTGCTTAAGCAATTAAAGATTCCAAACGTTGAGGAAATTCTACCGAACCCAGAAGGTTTGAAAGAGTCCAACCCAGCACTGGAAAACGTTTCAATGACTATGGGCCGGCCAGCTGCTGCGTATCCGGATCAAGACCATTTGGCACACATCAAAGTTCATTTGGCGTATGCGCAGGATCCAAACTATGGTGGAAGTCCGCTGATCGGCCCAACCTTTGCGCCTCACGCTATTGAGCACATCAAGCAACATTTATCACTGCACTACCTGCAGTCCATGCGCGATTATGTGGCTCAAGCGTCTGGTGAAAACAAAGATACCTTGGATCTTCACACGGAAACGCCTTTATCACAAGACGATCAACAAGCTCTTGCTTTGGCAGCACAAATGGTTCAGCAAGATTCTCGGATGACTTTTGCACAAGACCAACAAGGCATTATGCAGTTGTTCCAAAAAGTACAACAAATGACCCAGGCTCAACAAGAAGCCGCCATTACGCAAGATCCTACAGCAAATGTGTTGCTCAAGACACAAATGGCTGAGACACAGCGCAAGACACAAGAAGCTCAGCAAGACGCTCAAATGGAAATTCAACGGAGCCAGCAAGAGTACCAAATTAAAGTTGCTGAATTGCAAGCTAAAGTTAAAGACTTACAAGAGAAGTATCAAACACAGACTCAAATTGATAGTCAACGCAATGCAACTCAAATTGCAATGGCAAACATCAATAACGCTGCTAAAGAGCGTGTTGCCCAAATTACTGCCGGAGCTCAATTTACCATTGATCAAATGGGTCTAGAGCACGAACAAAACATGTCCGCATTAGAAGCTGTCCAAGCTTCGGAACAAGACATTCGCCAGCATGGGTTAGCAGTACAGCAGCAAGCCTTTGAACAACAAGCTCAAGTGGTTCAACAACAAATTGAAGCACAACAAGCAGCACAACAGCATGCTCAGCAAATGGCTCAAAACCAACAAGCTCATCAACAACAAATGGACCAAAATCAACAGGCCCATGAGCAACAAATGCAGCAACAACAAGAACAACAAGTAGCACAACCACAACAAGGACAATAAAATGGCAGACACATTAGGCTTCCGTCAGACATATAAGCAGTCTGGCAAACAATCTTCAGGCGGCGGTCCAGAAGACAAATCCCTCGACAAAGGCAACTCTGGCTCACATCGCGACAACAACTGGAAGATCGGCGCTGCTCAAGGCAAGATGGCTAAGTCAAACAAAGTTGGACCAGATAAGAACCTCAACGACATCGGCGGCGGTAATTTCTATTAATTAGGGCGGAAATTCTCTCATATATGCACTATTGGTTATATGAGAGACATTTTAAGCGAGATTCTGCATAGAATCAAGGACGCTAAACAGTTAACCGTAGAAACCGTGGCTACGGGTCAAAATATCGAAGACTACGCAAAGTATCAGCGCATCGTCGGAGAATTGGTGGGGCTCGATAGAGCTTTAATCATCATTGACACTATCCTCACGGAAAATGACGAAAAAGATGAAGCGTATTAACGAGAAAACCGAATTGCCTTTTAAACAGGGTGATGTTCGTGAAGATGGTAAAATCTTCGTAGGGTACTCAAAAACAAGAATTCGCAAAGATGGATATTTTTGTGAAGATTGGGTTTCTAAAGACTATTTTTCTGAAAAAACAGAATACAAAAAAGAATGGTTTTTAAAAAACACAGAAAAACGGAAAGTCTATAATAAAAAATGGAATTCCGAAAATTTAGGTAAAAAGAACGTTTTTACCGCAAAATACCGTGCCACTAAGTTGCAACGCACACCACCATGGCTAACTAAAGAACACCAACTTCAGATAGAAGGGTTCTATTTACTGGCCAAGGAAATGGAAAAGCAATTGGGTGGGAAATATGATGTAGATCATATCGAGCCTTTAAACGGTGACGAGGTTTCAGGTTTGCATGCGCCCTGGAATTTACAAGTTTTGCCAAAATCAGCAAACATAAAAAAGTCAAATAAGCGCATGTAGTATATCGCCGTATGGCGAAAGGAGCAATGAAAATTGTTTGATGTAAAGCAAAATGACGAACCAGATTTGCGTTCGGAGGAAGATGTTTTCCCCAATGTGGACCCTGGTATCGAGGTGGTTGGAGATCGCGTGCTAGTTCAGTTAC